CGAAGGTTTTACTTACAGAGTTAAAACTAATGGCGCAGCTAGTAGTGATGCTGTAGAGTTTACGCTCTATGATCCTATTATAACTGCATTGTCATCTGGAGCTAGTGATTTTTCTCTTACACCCAGTCCAGTCAACAATGTTCATGCCGCAACGGCAGCTGCCGACTTTTTAGTGTCTGGTGTTACTATGGTTAGTATGACTGCTGGTTATTTTGGCTGGATTCAGACTAAGGGTATTGCTACATGTCTAGCAGATAATGCATGGGCAGTAGGTCAGCAGCTAACAACGTCTGACGGAACTGCTGGTGCTGTGCAGCCTAAAGATGCTCAAACTGAGCCGATTGTAGGTTATGCTTTGGCTGTTGTAGCGTCAACTGAGTATGGCCCAATTATGTTAAGCGGGTTGTTAGACTAGCATCACTAAGGTGGGGGCATCGAGGCGGTGTCCTCACCTTATTCATAAGGAGCCTACGTATGGCTAAGCCGAATTATTTTGATTTATCTGAATCTCAGAGGAATGCTTTACGGCGTGATGGTACCGTTTTAATGAATGGTGTTCGATATACTACGGCATCTCCAGGATCGAATACATTAATTAAATATGATAGACCTGAGAGACCTCAAGATTTAGAGGTAGGTGCTAGAGGTCTTCCAGATGAAGATATGTGGAAGAAAGCGCGTGGGTCTAACTGGAGACAGGAAATGGAAGCCGCATATCCAGGTGGAAAGCCTTCCGCACCTTCTCCTGAACAGTATGGAAATTTTCATGATTATTCGCAAAGCGGAAGGACCGAAGGAGCAACAATATCTAGAAAAGGATTAGATAATCGAAGGCAGTCTCAGTATTATCACGAGACTGGCGGTCCCGATTTTTTAGGGATGTTAGATTTGTACGAAAAACGTAAAAAGCGCGGGTATAGTTAATCATGCCCAAAGTAGGTGGTAAGCATTTTTCATATTCCAAGGCAGGTCAGAAAGCTGCCAAGTCTTACGCTAAGTCCACAGGAAAAACTGTTACTAAGCGTAAGCCTAAACGTAAATCCAAATGAATAAGACACCCCAGCCTTCTAAGCCCACTACGGATAGTGCTGTCCAGAAAGACGCTCTTACAGCGGATGCACTAGTACAGCTTATCCAGGGATCGTCTGATGAAACTAAGAGTCTTATGGCTAAAGCTCTTGGTGTATCGACAGTTACGAAGAAACGCCGTAAGGGTAATATTGATGCGCTCCAGAATATGCGTACTTTTGGAGAAGCCTATCACGGTGAGGATTTTGTGCCTATAGCTCCAGAGGCAATCGCACTTAAAGGCGAGCGTGCTGTAGAGCTGTGGCAGAAGAAATGGAAAGACGGTAATCAACTAAGCAGCACGGGTATTGAATACGATGACGATTTCGAGGCTTTGGCTCTAACAGCGAGTGAGTAAATATGACTCCGCAGACTATATTAGATATAGCATTACGGCGTGCAGGTTTGACGGTTACTAATCAAACGTATCGTGATAATGGTATAGATTATGCAAATATGACAATGGCAGAGTTACTAGCTATGCCTTGGGTATTTAGACATAAGCAAGGTACGTTTACAACGTCTTCTGGTACGTCTGAGTATGATCTAGCATCTGATGTAGCTCATACTAGACATTTTAAAGATACAACTAATGATAATCCGATTAAGATTGTAACTGAGAGTTATATAGATGAACTAGACATAGACAGGTCAGAAACTGGCGATCCTAGATTTTTGTTTTTCAGCGGTGTGAACGAATCCTCTGATGGCGAATCTCAGGTTACTTTATATCCTCAACCAGACTCTACGGCTACTGTAACGTACGAATACGTAGCTAATGTGCCTGATATTACGACTACTAATCTTACTACTAATTATGACATCTATGCTCCTGTATGGTTTCAAGCTGCTGTGATTCATGGTATATCAGAATTATATCATTCTGAAAAAGGCGATCCAGATGGAGCAATCAAAGAAAACGAGTACAAACAAAGTTATGTACAAACAGGGTTAATGTACAATCGTAACTCTAGTTCAGACCGTAAATTCCGTATGGGACGTAGAGACTCTATGTCTGGCCAGTTTAACTTCGTAGTTCGTGAAGGATCATTACAGGTAGCTTCATAATGGCGATACAAGCGGACGGTATTCAATTTGGCCCGTGGCAGACAGTGAATTATTCTGTCCCTGCCATTGATCTAGAACCTAATGTGTTGTCTAGGATTGAAAATATGTACCTAGATAATGCTGGATCATTGAATACTCGGCGGGGAACAGCGAAGTACATATCTAGTGCTTTGTCTGGTTCCCCGTCTGTAGTGGCTACGGGCAAACAAAGATTTAGTGCGTCCTCAAGTGCAGTGTTCGTTATTGCAGGAACTAAGCTCTATGAGGATGTAGATGGTACCTGGACAGATCGTACAGCCTCGATTACTATTACAGCACACATAGATAAGTATTGGGTTACTACTAATGCAGGTGGGACATTAATAGGAGTCAATGGTATAGGTAATGATGCACCTATTAAGTGGACTGCTGCTGGGGGTAATATAGCAGCCGCTGGTATGGGATCTAGTGGTGTTACTTCTGCGGATTCGGCTATATTTTGGGATAATAGACTTTGGTATGTCAGCACCAACCAAGGTGAGCGGTTAGCTCATTACTCTTCAACCACAGATATAACATCATTTGGGGCTAATGATTATTATATCACAGATGGCCAAATCACAGGTGTGGCACCCATTAAGAGCTTCCTAGGTCTCCATAATGAGGATGGCATCTGGGGTTTGTTTCCTACGGGTAATGCTGACATACCATATAGTATACAAAGACGCGCTGACCGAGGGACAATATCTAGGCGTAGTTTAGTCACTGATGAATTTGGTAATCAGTTATTTATGCGGCGTGATGGCATATACGAATGGGGAGGATCTGAACCGCCTCAAAAAGTATCGGGTAACTTTGATGGATCAGAGTTTTGGGAGAATCTTAATAAAGACAGATTGAATTATAGTTTTGCGCATCTAGTGACTTCAGACGACCAAGTATGGTTCTGGGTGCCTTATGGTACTAATCAACAGTATATGAATGTCGCTATAGTATGGAATTACAAACTACGTCAATGGGTAGGTGTGTACACGGCAAACACTCGTATTTGTGGTGCGTATTTTGAAGACTTACCACATTTAGGAGGGAACGCTGATGGGTTGTTGTTTAAGCATAATACAGGGACTAATGACGCTTCGTCGGCCTTTACAGTTAAAGCTACTACTGCTGCTACGCCTCCTGTGTCCGTGGCTACAAGAGTTAGATGGTTATATGCCAGACATGAGTTCAACGCTGCTGACGTAGCATATGATACATCGGTGTATCAAACAGGTCCAGGAATTGTTACAAAAGGTGATACGTTTCAGGTTGGAGATCCTACGGATGCTCTTGAAACTGCGTTTACTATAGGTTCTTCGAGTATTAGATCGGCAACTACAGCATTTGTAAATGATACTGATTTACATGGGTATAGTCCTGTGAGTCAGATAAGATATGAAAATAGCACACTAGATCAACCTATTACAGTACGCCGCTCGATGTTAATGTATAAACCCATCGGACCAGAAACTGTACGTAAGCTAGGAGTACACTAATGGCTACAGGAAGTTTTGGAGGACAGTTACAGAGTGCTATATCTAGCAGACTAACGGCAGATCCGTATGAGAAACGCCGCCAAGCTGCTATGGGAAGTTACCAGGATCAGGCAGAGAAATCTCGTAAGGATCTATCTGAGCGTTTGAATAGGCTCGGTGTATTACGTGGGGGTGGAGCCACGGCTTCACAATTTGGGGAATTTGAGTCTGGTGTACTTAGAGGTCAACAAGCCTTAGATGCTCAGTTTGAAGCTCAACGTGAAGCTGGTGTAGGGCAAGCTATACAACAAGGGCTTGGTCTGTATGGTACAGATCAACAGTTTGGATTAGCAGGTAGGCAGCAGACTGAAGCTGAACGTATGGGGCAGTTCTCTAGGGATTTAGGTACTAGGGAGTTTTTGTCTCAGGATGCTCTAAGACGTGATCAACAGCGTGAATCTGAGAGGTCTGCACTAGCTCAAGAAGGTATGCAACGTGGGGCGTTAACTGGCATCTACGATGGGCAAAGGACTTTAGATCAGCAGCGTCAAGATTTAGCATATCGCACGGGATTAGCTCAGACATTTGGTACTGATCTTGGAGGCGATGATACAACAAGGCAAACTGAAGCTCGTAGCCAGCGTTTACAACAAGAAGCGTTTCAACGTGCAGGGCTTACAGGGCAGCTTGGTGATGATAGAACTCTAGCGGCTCAACAGTTGTACGGAAGTCCAGAAGCTACGACTACGTTACAAGGTCAGGAGCTTGCACTTCGCCGGGGTGAGTTGTTAGGTAAGATAGACCAAGAACGAACCTTAGCGGCACAAGAAGCTCTTGGTACGGTTGACAGTCAAGATACCTTAGCACGTGATGCCCTACAACAGCAAAAAGACGAAGCTGCTTTAGATCGTACTGCTACAGAAGATCAAGCAGGTTTAAACAGAGATTTAGCGCGTGCTGAGTTACGTGGGTTTGAAGAAATTGACGGACGTAGAGTACAAACTTTAGCAGCACGTGAAGCTGGAGCTCAAAGACGTCTAACAGAATCCCAGGCTAAGTTAGATCGTGACGCTCGTACTACAGAGGCCGGTTTACAAAGAGATCTAGCACGTGAGGAATTATACGGCGGATATACCTCTGAATATGACAGGAAAATGAGGCGTGTAGGTACACTAGCTAAGACCGAAGGCGCTGCTGAACGTCAGGCTAGAGCAGATCTCCAACAAGCTCAGTTTGGCCAAGAAACTTCACAAGCAGCACTTCAGCGAAGTTTAGCTAGAGAAGAGTTATATGGTGGAGTTACTACAGATTACGAACGTGCTATGGGAGCTAAAACCTTAGCATCTAGCGGTCAAGCTGCTGATATAGCTGCTGAGAATCGTAGACTTGCTGAAATGGAAACAGCTGGTGTATCACAGCGAGGTTTAGCCGAGCGTGAACTTACACAAAGAGCTGCGTTAGCATCTGAGCAACGAGCATTAGATCGTGAGCAGTTATATGGACGTGCTATGACTCGTGCAGAACAGGAATCAGGACTTGGCTATTCAGGAGGTACGCTAGGAGCTCAGCAGCAAGCTGAAGTAGAACGTGCAGCTTTAATTAGTGAAGGTTTTGAAGGCCGTAGAGTTGGCGTAGCAGAGCAAGCTCGTAGGGATCAAGTTGCTCAGGAACGTCAGCGTATGTCTCTTGCAGAACAAGAGTTATATGGCGGAGCAGACGAGATATCGCTTGATAGCTTAGAGCTTGATCCAGATATTGAAATGGGAGCAGGTCGTAGCGCTGCTATTGAAATGGCATTGCAGCAGCGTCTAGGCCGTAAACCTTCACGGGATGAAATTGCATCTGTTGCAGGTGGAAATTCTATAAGAGGTCGGCAGACGTTAGCTGCTCAAGAAGCAGGTGAAGGTAGGGCATTTGCTGCAGAGCAGGCTGCTTTAGACAGAGGATTGACTAGAGGCGAGTCTGGATTAGCGCGAGAGTTATCGAGAGAAGAATTAGCTCAGCGTGGAACATTAGCAGAAGCTGATATTACATCGCGTGAACGTATGGCACAAGAACAAAGGTTGTTAAGCCGTGAGGAATTATATGGCACTGGCGATGTTAGCGCACAGCAAGGATCTACGTTAGCTGCTAGGCAAGCGCGTCAGGATTTAGCACTTCGCGGTGAATTAGGCCGAGGACAGCTAGAACAAGACACTAGACGTACGGACTTAGCAAGTGCTGAGTTATATGGTACTGGTGACCCTCGGAGACAAACAGGCGAAACTGCAGGAGCTAGAGAAGCTAGATTAGGAAGAGGGCTTGAAGACCGTAGGCTTAGTGAAATAGAACGCGCAGGTGCCGCAGGTACTGAAGCCGAGAAGCAAAGACTCAGACTAGCTTCTGAAGAATTATATGGTGGTGCTGGCGTAGATCCTAGGATGGGTACTTTAGCTTCTAGGGAAGCAGTGTCAGATCGAGCACTTCGTAGACAATTAGGCGAAGGCCAACTAGAGCAGGACACTAGGCGTACTGATTTAGCTAGGGATGAACTACGAGGGTATTCAGAGCTTTATCCTGGAGGTATGCGAGAAGATACAGCTGCTGTTAGAGAAGGTAAAGCAGCGCGCGGATTAGAAGGTCGCAGGATGGATGAAATAGAGAGGTCTGCATTAGTATCAGAACAAGCGGATCGTGATAGACTTGGTTTGGCAGAAGAAGAGCTATACGGAGGTGTAGGACGCAGAGGGTTATCCGGCACCACATTAGCTTCTAGAGAAGCAGGACTTGATAGAGAGCAGCGTGTATTAGATCGTGCTTTAGACCAAGAAAGACTTGACTTAGCGGAAGAAGAATTGTATGGCGGCGTAGGCCGACGAGGACTAGCAGGTACTACACTAGCATCTCGTGAGTCGATTGCTGATCGTGAGTCACGAGAGGGTATGGCTGCTGCTGATATAGCTTCTCGAGAAGGCATAGCTAGCAAAGGTCGTGCGTTATCGCGTGAGGAAATATACGGGACAGGCGATTCAAGACAATGGAAAGGAGACACTCTTCGAAGGCAGCAGTATGACGCAGATCAGAGTAGGCAAAATGCTCTTGATATGCGAACTGCTTTAGGTATGATGCAGAATCTTCCTGAAGGTTATCAACCTTCTGAGATGGAGGCTTCCGTTTTAAGTGAGCTATTAGGTAGGCCCGATATAGCACGTTGGGGAGGTGGGGCAGCGTCTGACTTAACAGACGAACAACGTGCAGGGTATAATGCATTTGGATATGAGCTTACCGGAAACGCCGTACCTATGAGAAACCCTAGTAGTGCTGGTGGAGGGGAAGGTGGAGGAGAATTTGAATCCACTCGCCAGCATAATTTTATGACTGATAATTTTTTATTAGATAAGCCTGTGGACTTAGACTCTACACCCGGCAAAGTTCTTCACGCGATAGGCAGTACAGCAGGTGGAATCAAGCCTGACATAGCTGGTATACAAGCACGAGTTAATGCTGATAGAGCATCAAAAGGATTACCTCCAATAACAATCAAGAGAGAGGGTAATCGCTATGTACAGGTTGGTTAGGTACATACAAGCTCCATTAATTCACATTGTGAAAGAATAGACCCATATGGCTAAAATACAATCAATAGATCCTTGGGTGCCTAGTGCTGTAGCTTTTGGTAGTCAAGTAGTCTCAGGTATAGGCAACTATTTTGAGGGTAAAAATAGAGTAAAATATCAAAATAAAGTTGCCCAAATGCAAGAAGATGCGCGTAAGCGTATCGCAGAGGCTCAAAAACAGTCAGTGCGAAGGGCTAATTATTTTAGCCTTTTGACTGGGCAAAATCTACAAGCCGAACCCGTAGACTTTGATCTACCTGTAATTCCTGCGTATGAGTCTGGAGGGTGGTCAAAAGCTCTACGTGGTGTAGGTCAAGGGCTTGGCTACGCAAGTCAAGCTACCGACACTCTGATGAAGATGCAGGATTATAACGAGGCTAAGGCATCTCGGGCAGGTGAACAAGCTGCGGCAATGCATATTGCTAATGTTAATACTGGCGGAATGCTTGGCGCGATTGATCCCGAAACAAATAAGCCTTATACTATAGGCAATGAAGTAGAGGCTCAAAAACACAGAATTGCTCAGTTACGTGGTATAAATGCAGATAAAGCGTGGGAAAATGCTACGGACCAGGATTCTAAGCTAGGTGGTTTGTTTAGTGGATCTTCTGATATGGCATTTAAGTCAGCATATTCAGATCGTATAGCAAATGCTGGCAGTGCTATGAAGAAGACATACACGGAACTTTACAAATTCCAAGTGATGCAAGACCAAGATGCGTTGCAAGAAGAAGCAAGAATACGCGCATCCGAATCTGCAGCCAATGCAAAGCTTAACTTTAGTATAGCAGAAAACCACGCAAAAGTATCTACAGACTTTACTACCGATTTACTTAATAGTGAGCCTTGGAAACGTGGCGTTAAACTTATAAATGCAACTGATAACATATTAGCTCTTGTTGATGGTAACGAGGAGTATGACGCCGCAGGTAAGCTCACAGGATATAAGATAAACCGTGCTACAGCTAATGCGGTATTTAATTTATACCAACGCACAATGGATGATGGAGTTGTGCATGAAGCAGATATAAATAGAATAATAAGTGGTTTAGATAATTTTATGAAAAGCGCGTCTATTTCTATAGAGGCTTTCAGTAAAGGCGAAGTAGCATCTATTTCACCAGGGGCTGCGTTCGAACTAGTAGGGCACACAGAAAGACTTAAACAGAACGCATTAAAACATTTATATGCTGATGTAGAGTCAAGATCACAAGCGTATGCTGGAGGTTATAATAAGCCTTTTGTAGCCAAAGCTTTTGGATGGACGGGCAGAGAAGATGCGTATAATACGTTTAAGAATATCTCAGATCAGCATATGCGGCAATTCTTGGGCGATCAGTCAGGAGATCCGTTTGGAGTCAGCAAGAACGAAGCAGAGGAACATGCTGATTTTATAGCGGCTGAGAAAGCGTTAAGTGATGCGAAATGGCGAGGCGAAGAGCACGAAATGCCCGCTGGCATGGAGACGGATTTTAATGTATTATTAGAGGATGTAGAGGATGAGGAGGAAAGTACAGCTAATCAAAATGCTTACTGGAGCCAATATATTGAAGGGCCAAGCGTAGTAGATAATGTTAAGGAGGGTGTAACATCTGCATTAGATTACACTTTACTTGGAGGTGTTGAGGGTTATGAGGGACCGTCCTTAACAGAAGATATACGAAATACTCCAGGTGATTTGATGCAACAAGCCTATGGCCAAAGAAGGTTAGCTGGCGGTCCTGTTACAAATGCAGTAGGTACAGCAATGGCAGTGCCTACTATAGCAGCGCAACATATTAACCGTTCTTTGTCTGCATACAACCAGCTAGCTGGGCAAGCATCCGATGCTGCTTCTTCAGCACTTAGTGAAGCATTATTTGGACCTGCTAACATGCAAAATGTAAGAAGTTCTTCGCCTCAAGGTATAGCAAGAGAGCTTAGAGATATGGATCCGGCAACCCTAGCTCTTGGGGCTTTGTTATTTGGTAATGTTAATATGGCTAATCCAAATGTTAGATTTGGAGGCGGAGGATATGGCGGTGGAGGAGGAGTTTCTGGATTACTAAGAAGTGGTGGTCCTCGTGGATTGCCTGGAGGTCCGTACTCAGGTTTAGGTAGCGGTATTTCTACTCCAAGCCTAGGTAGCGGTACTGCTCTAGGATTACCTCCTGGTAGTCCACGTATAGCTTATCCCAATAGTAGAATATGGACAGGACCATAGAAAGGAGTTATAAAAAATGCTTATAAAACCCTCAGATTTAAAGTTAGAACCTTCTAGACTTAGAGATGTATACACTCAAGGTGACATAGAGGAATCGTTAAAAATACTTAGATCTCAAGGCAGTATGAGTGGATATTCTAGGTATTACAGCCTTGGAGCTGCCGATACTTCGACTAAAGATCCTGCAAAAATGGATGTGTTTAGCCAAGAGTATATGTCAGGTTTGGCAGGTAATATCGTGCCTAGTGCTACTAACGTAGCTTCTGGATTACTAAGTATGCTTACTAGTCCTGTAGAATCTGCGAAAGCTATATACGAGGCTGGGCCTGAGGGTATAATGTCAGGAATGGCTGAAAGATATGGGTCACCTTCGGACATAATGCAAGGTGATTTTTCAGCTCTTAAGCGTACAGCTTATGAAGATCCTGTAGGGTTAGGCCTAGAAGTTGCCCCAGGTATGGGCATAGCAGGTAAAGCAGCAGCACAAGCTGGGCTTAAGACTGGTATGGTCACTACACGTATGGCCAATAAGATCGCAAAAGCTAGCAGTACATTGGGGAATCCCGTAGAGGCTTTAGCTAGAGCTACAGCAATTAAAGGCGGCAAAGCCTTAGCTTCGGGTATAGGCGAAGCAGGTTTAATTATGCTAGACTTTACTACAGGTATGCCTGTACAATCGTTAAGAGCTATGTATGCTTCAGGTAGATTGTCAGGTAAGCAACGAGCAGCTGCTGGCACTAGTTTTTCCAAAAATATATTCGGTGATTTTAAAATTCAAGATAAAACTAATCCAGGAAATAACGCAAAACTAAGAAACGGTGAAATTCCTGATGGAGTGTCTATTGATGATATACTTGAACCTCAAGGCGCGATATTAAATGAATTAGATACACACACTCCATATAGACTATTCAGAGATGCGCAAACAGATCTTGGAGGATTTCAAGATGAAGCTAGGATTTTTGGTCATATACAAAGTTTAGAAAATCGGTATAGTGATCTTCTTACGGCTAATTCTGAGAATATTAAAAATGTAATAACATCTGATATAGGCAAAACTCCAGGAGCGTTAATTAATTTACACACAAGTATTAAGCAAAAATTAATCGCAGATCTAAAAAGGATGGACATTGAAATTGAAGGTTTAAGCCCTAATCTTACGCTTGATGATAAGATACCTCTAAAACTTAAACATAAGGTGGGGTTTAGAGTAGACAAAAATACAGGATTTGAAGATTTTGATCAGTATATAAAAGATTTTATAAGTGCTGATTTGTTTGACCCTGAAGTATTAACAAGTTACCTAACAGGGTTTATGGGAGAGAAAACAACACGTTTAGACTTTCATTCTGTAGGAGATTTTAAAACTAATTTTAGTAATGCCTCAGCTCCTATGTCGGATATAAGTGCGTCTTTATATAACTCAGTACGTAAGGCACTTAACGAAACTATGGATAGTGTAGATGCTAGCGATGCTGTAATTAAAAGGCGTGCTGGATTAAATAAAATCTTAGATACGCAGGAAGAACTAGCTAAAATCAATAGCAGATTACGTAATGATTTTGCGGCTTACCGTGTAGGGGATAAATCTAAAGATGAGGCTATAGGAGCTTATGTATCAGCACTAGAAAATGATGTATTGAAAAAAGGTTTTATAGACGAAGTAGAGGCTTTAACTGGAGATGCTTTGTCCGCGCCTATTGCTGGTTTGATAGCTAGGCGTGTACCTCCTAAGTCTCTTGTAGCTCGAGGAAGTGCTGTAAGTGCTGCGCAGGGTATATTCGCTGGAGCTGCTGTGATTAATCCTGCAATGTTACTTTTTATACCATTTACTAGTCCTAAAGTTGTAGGTAGAATACTTGCTACTGTTGGCTTAAAACAACGATTTGGAGATTATCTAACTGCTGTTAGTCGTGCTATGCATCAGCATCCTATAGGTAAGACTTTAGGTGACTCTCCTAATTTTATATTTTCTATGTACACTGCTTTAGATCACATACAACGCTATAATCAACAGCAAAAGGAGCAGTAATGGGATCAATAACTAGATCGCATTCGTTTGTTTCTGGCGAAAAACCTACTGAAAGTGAGTGGAATGTTGACATAGATCAACTGTTTACACTTGTAGCAGGTCAGTTAGATACAAACAATGTAGATACCACATCGTCTGATGGTATTAGCGTTCTTAATGCTAACCAGACTGTTTCGGGTACCAGGTCACACTCTGGTGCAGTAACAATAACTAACGATGTCGATCTTATATTTGGCACAGATAGTGACATTAAGATAAGATACGATGAAACCACTGACGATGCGCTACGCATTGACACAGGTGTAGAGAACGCTCCTTTAGCTATAGTACTAAAAGCAGATCAAGGGGATGATGCGGGTGATGCATGGAAAGTTAATCTAGCAGCAGCTGCGGGTGTACTAACCTTTGGTAATGATATAGCATCTAAGGGTACATATGTCACGCAACTTACGCTTACGCCGCACGCTACAGTGGCGAGCTCAACTACTGCAATAGCTGGGCACGCAACCGTAGGTGGAGATCTTACTGTTACTGGAGGTGTGACAGTAGCAGGAGCTAGTGCGTTTGACATAGGCGACAGTGATAAGTTATTGCTAGGTGATAGTGATGACCTTACGGTTTACCACGATGGCAGTAATAGTTATATTACTAATGCTACGGGAGCATTAAAGATAGCGACTGAGACTAGTGGTATAGCAGTTACGATTGGACATAGTACATCTGAGACTACTATTGCGGATAATGCTACTGTTACTGGTACGTTAGCCGCAGGAGCTTCTACGTTAGCGAGCTTAGTGTGTACTGCTGCCGGTACATTTGGGGGTGGGTATGGAGATACAGGGGCAACTATATCTACAGCAGGTGTAGGTCAGTTTAATGGTGCATTAACTACTGATGGAGCTTTAACCGCAGCTTCTATGGTATGTACCGCCGCTGCTACATTTGGTGGAGGCACTGGATCTGATGGTGCTACTATTACTACTGATGGTGCAGGTACATTTGATGGTATCTTGAAGACTGAGGATGATACAGATGCTACGAGCACTATTGATGGATCATTGCAGACAGATGGTGGACTTAGTGTAGCGAAGGATGGTATATTCGGTAACGATGTTAAGTTGTTGTCTGATTCAGCAGTATTAGCTCTAGGTGATGGTAGTGATGCTACATTGACGCATGATGGCACTACTGGAGTTACGATTGCTGCTAATCCTATTACAGTGGACTCTGGTGATGCACTAACGCTCGATGCACACACTGGTATCTTTGTATTTAAGGATGCTGGATCAGAAGTGCTAAGGTTCACTGAAGGCAATAGTGGAGATGTTACGGTTAAGTTAGCAACTAATGCTAAGGATCTAGTATTCACCGACAATGGTGATGCTACGAATATGAAGATCCTTGATGCCGCAGCTGGTATTAATGTCCCAGGTGAAGTCCAGACCACAAAGATCGCGTATACAGACGGTGATGATGCACTTACTATCGCTGACGGTGGAGGTGTTACTACTTCGAGTACGTTGACTATAGGCACAGTTGCAGCTGCAGGAGAAGATACTGATAAGTTTCTAGTGCTTGATTCTAGCGGTAATGTAGACTATCGCACAGGTACTCAGGTACTCAGTGACATCGGAGGTGCAGGTTCGGGTAGTTCAACTGCTGCGGATAATATATCTACTGGTGATGCAGCAGTTAGTATAGAAACGACAAGTGGGAACATTACGCTAGATGCTCAAGCGAATGATGCTGATGTAATTATTAAGGTTGACGATAATGGGTCATCAGTTACTGCGCTTACGCTTGATGGTAGTGATGAGGGTAATGCGATATTTGTCAATGATGTGCAGTTGAAGAGTGATAGTGCGGTGCTTGAGTTTGGCGCGGATCTGGATACTACGCTAACGCATACAGACGGTACTGGATTAACGCTTAACAGCACAAATAAGTTAACCTTCGGTGATGCTGCGTCATTTATACAACAATCAGCAGATGGCACACTACGCATAGATGGCGAGGCGATTATTGACCTTAATGCGTCTACGAGAGTAGATGTTTCAAATGATTTAAAGGTAGATGGTGATATTGATTTAGAGGGTGACATGGACATAAATGGCACCCTCGAAACCGATGCCTTGACGATTGGCGGCACTGCTATAGGGTCTATCTACGGAGTCATAGCGGGTAGCAGCAGCATCGTAACGACAGGTGCGCTCGATAGCGGCTCGATTACCAGTGGCTTTGGCACCATCGATACAGGCAGCTCTGCAATCACAACGACTGGCGTTATTACGGGCGGCACCGTAGAAGCGACTACCGATACTGCCGCTGACGATAACGCAGCGATGGGTTACACTGCTACCGAGGGTTTGATTCTCACGGGGCAGGGATCAAGCACCGATGTTGTGATTAAGAATGATGCTGATGCGAATGTCATACAGATACCGACAGGGACAGAGTACGTAGGTATTGGTATGGATGGTGACGTTAGTCAAATTGGCAATTCGTTGATCGTGGGTGGAGCGAAGAATAGCGTCACGATTCCTGAGAGCGGCGGCTTAGCAACTTATGATACG